ATGGCAGATACGGGGGCAGTTCCAGCTCGATTGGGAGCTGCCACTCGCGTTTTGGCTAACACACCTGTCATCAACCCCTTCGTAATAGACGAATTTGGTGACTTTGTGAAATCAGTGGTGGAAGAATTGTTTGAGCCACTGCAACCTGATACTGACACTAGTGTTGATGGTTGGTTAGCCACTACGAAATATACGGCGCGGGAAAAAGAGTCTTTGCTGAAGATCAATGACGATATTGATTGGTTAAGGTCAGTGAAGGTGAACCGTAACGGCATTGAGGTTCCGAAATATGATATTGGCCTTGTGAAACGTCACACCAAGATCGAGTACTATGAGGAATTTAAGCATGCCCGTGGGATCTATGCCAGATGCGACGCAGCTAAGATTGCGTTTGGCCCCATCGCCAAGAAAATTGAAAAAGTTGTGTTCCAACTTAAGTGGTTTGTCAAAAACATTCCTGTCCGCGATCGTGCGAACTACATTGTCGATAATGTTGTTGTCCCAGGAGCCACTTACGTTGCCACCGACTATTCCAAATACGAATCCTGTTTCCGTAGTCTTCTGATGCGAAAATGTGAGAGAGTTTTGTATGCCCATATGGTGAAGATGTTGCCCGAAGGTAATCTTTGGTTGTCAATGTTTGATTTTTATGTTTTGGGTTACAACACGATTTCCAGTAAGCTTTGGTCGTGTACTGTCGAAGGAAAACGCATGAGCGGTGAGATGATGACATCGCTTGGCAACGGGTTTTCGAATTTGATGAAAGTCCTTTTTACGCTGCACAAGAGTGGCATTGATTGGCGCACGCTTAGGGGTGTTTTTGAAGGTGATGATGGGTTGTACATGGCCCCACCCGGATGGACACCTACCTCTGCTTGGCTGACGATGTTGGGCTGCAACGTGAAGATGGCCGTTGTGAGTGAGTGGAACAAAGCTAGTTTCTGCGGTAATCTGTGTGATGAGAATGATCGTGTTATTATCACTGAACCGCTGTATACCATGCTTAAAGTACCTTTCCATGACGCAAAATACGCTTATGCGCGCGATTCCACACTGGACGCTATATTGCGCGCTAAGGCGTTGTCCATTGCCCACCAGTATCCAGGTCATCCTATACTTCAGGAGTATGCTTTTAGCATTTTGCATTTGACGCGAGGGGTCAGTATAGCGAAATACTTTGAAAGCAACGACAGTCAATGGGAAAAGGACCAGATTGCTGACGCGATGGAATTCTACGGTGTCAAAATGAACTTCAGCAACGCGAAGATAATCCGCACGCCTGTGTTGGACAGCACGAGATTATTTTTGCAGGATACGTTTGGAGTTCCTATTGAGGCTCAGCTGCACTTGGAGAAGATGGTGTGGAAGTTGGCTGAGCAACGTTCCGGTCCCGTTTATGACCCGATTCTGGAGGTGCTCGTTCCCCAGGATTGGAAGTTGTTCGCAGATTGCTACATTGGTGAGTTGACGCCGACGAACTTGTCGGTTCCCAATGAGACGTTCTGGCAACGTTATCCCGCTGAACATGGTGGTGAGACGAACGTCAATTTGCAAAAAATCATCGGGCTAAACCCCGCTCTTCGACTTATTGTCTAGTGAAAACGCTGTTCCTAGATGTTACGGTACCCTAAATCCGTTTCTATCTTGCGTGTTTCACCAATGAGTCCGGCTCGGTGATGAACAAAG